CGTCCTGCGGCGAGAAGCCTCAAATCTGCCGTCAAACGCGCAGGGCAATGAAGTGTCCGTGCCGGACGCGACCCTTGTAAGCCCGGACAGGGCTGCCGCAGTGGCCGCCCGCGTGCTGGACTACTACGCCCAGCGCTATGAGCAGACCTTCCGCATGGTCGCCGGGGATGAGAAGCTGGCTGACCGTCTGATCGTGGAGAGTTTCGGCGGTGAAATGGTGCGCGGTGTTGTTACGAAGTTGGAATTTGATTTGACTGGCGGCTTTCTGGCCGACGCGAAGATTGTGGGCCGTAAGCTGTCCAACAATGCCGCAGCCTATGCGGGCGAAGAAATCCACGCAGGCGAAAGGAGTTTCATCTAATGTGGCAGACGCCTGTTTATGACCGAACTGCCGCCGATGTGGCAGCAGGAGCGGAAAAGTGTTATATCACGGCAGAACTGCTAAATCGCATCGAGGGCAACACCGCCCACATGGCGCAGCTTCTGGGCGTAGAGATCGACACCCGCACATGGACGTCGCTGGGGCTGCTGACCCGCGCTCAGATGCAGCGTATTTTGGACAACCTCGCCACTGTGCGGGCTGCATACTACACGCTGCCCGGTACACCGAACATTCCCACAGCGCCGAGCACGCTGTACAGCGCCATCAATGACATGGAGCAGGTGTTGTGGAGTCTGCACGAACTGTGGCAGCGCAACAGCGTAAAGCAGTACGCCGGAGAAATTTGCGCCGGACAAGAGATTGGAGTGATTTAATGTTTGAGAAGAAAGTGTGGAATGACCGCCAGAGCGAGCATCCTGCCCGCCGTAGGTTGACTCCTACGGAAAACGACAATGAGTATGAAGTCTCCCGCGCAGAAGGTCTTGTCATGGAAGAGGGTGACGCCTTTGATGCCACCACGATGAACGATCTGGAAAACCGTGTGGCGAAAGCCTTTGCAGAATATGATCCTGCGGAACTCGGTGCTGTCAATGTGACAGTGCAGCTGTATACCTGTAAAAAAGAAGGCAAAGTGTATCAGCTGACTGGATCGGGCGCTGTTGGACGCTGCAAAATTCCCGCAGCATGGGCCAGCGGCGACACATGGACGGTTAACGGCACGACAGTGCCCGCCTATTGCGGTGCGGATGCCGTGGATGGTGACACTATTGTGGCCGGACGCTGGGCAATCTTTACCTTTGATGGGCAACAGTTAAATTTTAATGGCGGCGGTGGATTATCCTCCGGCAAGTTGGCACGGGCCACCGCCAAAGCCTCGCAGGTGCTGGATGGAGTGCCGTTCTATGCCGGAAGCAAAACGCTGCAAAAAGGTACAATGCGCAATAACGGAAGCTGGCCGGACGCCGACAAACTGACGTTGGAAAACGGAAAGCTTTATATGTATAAAGCAAACGGCTATACGGAGGGCGGTTTGGAAGCGGTTGCATCGTTGCTGGGAGATGCTTCGGCTTCTGACATTATGCAAGGAACTGCGGCATCATCGTCCAAAGGCCTCCATGTGGCCGGGAGTATTGTGGACAGAGGAAACTGGAGCGCACAAATCGTACCTGGCGGTAAAGTTACAATTCCGCCTGGGCGTCATGCGGGCGATGGCAGCGTAAGCGCCGCAGCGCTAAAAACTATGGCGCTGCGTGTATCTGATTGGCCGCATGAGTATCCCGGTATGGAATGGCATTACACGCTTACAGGCGGAACATTGGTTGGTGTTGCTGGCCTTGGCCGTGCCTCTGGTGATGCCTCCTCAAATGTTATTGAAAGTATCCGCATTGCAGGAAACACTATATATGTAAAAAATGCTTCTGGTGGATACCCTATGCGGGATATTACATTGCTGTATTACTGAGGGAACTAAAGGTATGGCAGAAACTATTATTATCAACGCCGCAACCCGCGAAATTAAAGTGCCGGACTCGGAGATCAACTTCGGCGTCGCTGGCGAGCGAAAAATCGAAAGGAAACACTTCCGAATTGAGGGCCGCACCTATAAGGGCGTAGACCTCGCGGATGGGTTTGCGTGGAAGGTTTCTTGTGAAAATGCGGCAAAGAAGCCCTGCGCCGATTTGATTGACAGCATTGTCGCGGATGCAACAGGAATTGAGTTTGACTGGGTGGTCGGCGCGGCCCCGATGGCCTTTAAAGGCGAACTCAAGTTTTCCGTTTGCGCCAAACGCACGAACAGTTTGGCCGAAATATTGAACGAGTGGCACAGCCGCATCGGTACGGGCATTGTCAATGCCGGACTGGAAGCTACCGTTGAGGACATCGGCGGTTATGATTTGGCCGCACAGTTGCAGCAGGAGGCGTCACAGGCAAAAGCCAACGCCGAAGCTGCGAAAGATGCGCAGGAGGCTGCCGAGAGTGCTCGTGATGCTGCGAGCGGCAGCGCATCGGCAGCTGCCGGCTTGGCAAGCGCCGCGGCCTCCAGCGCCTCTGCTGCCGCGAGCGCTGCAAAAACCGCTGGCGACGCTGCCGCCAAAGTTGTAAATGAGGGCGTCGCCGAGAAGCTGACGGAGATGCAAAACATCCAGAAGGACGTCTCGACCAAAGCCCAGACAGCCGAAACGGCGGCAAAAAATGCGGACACCGCCAAAACTGCGGCGCAAAACGCGCAGAAGGCTGCCGAGAAGAGCGCGGGCAACGCAGCCAACAGCGAATCGGCAGCCAAGACCTCTGCGGAGCAGGCTGCCGCCGCCCGCGATACGGCGCAGGAGTTGGCGGGCCGTGTGATCGTGGATGATGCACTGAGCGACACCAGCGCCAGTCCTGTCCAGAATAAGGTAATCTTTGCGGCACTTGCCAAAAAACAGGATGTGCAGCGCGTCACTTTCGTCATCAACGACACTGACGGCGGCTTGGATGCCGTCGTGGCCGACTAATTTAAACACCGTTTAAAGGAGTTTTTATCATGGCAGAAACTGTTAATCTTCCCCGCGACAGCACGCTGCGGGAACTCGTGGCCGTGCAGAAAGCCAGCATCATTGCCAGCGGAAACGCAGCGGCCATTGACCGCCTTTATGGCAGCCTCGTTCGCGCGGCCAAAAGCGTTGAGGAAGTCAATACACTCTTCGTGGACTGGTGGAACATCTGCTGGAAGGAGGGCGTGACGACGCGCAATGAACTGTGCGGGCGCTGGTTCGGCACAGTTCTGGACGACAACCGCGTTCATGGCACGAAAGAACCTCTGTTTGCTACCAGCCAGAGCGCCATCGGCGAGGCAACCGATGACAGCGTCGGCCTTGTCTGCACGCCCAGCACCGAGGCTGCGGCCAACCGTGACGACTTCGCCAAACTGCCGCAGTTCTGGGCGCTGGAAGTTGCCGCCGAGAAAAATGCGGACGGCACGCACACGATCTATGCCGTCGAGTTCATCGATAGCTATGACGATGTGCGCCGGAGCAAGCACCTGTGCTGGGTGCTGCAGAAGAACACCTACACGAAAGAATGGGATGAGGGCGGTTATCGCTATTTCAAAATGCGCTGCCACCCCAGCACCGGGTATGAAATGTGGCCGCAGGGTACGGATAAAAACGGCACTGTCTACGGCTACATTGCAAACCCGAAGTATGCTGCCGGATTTGACAGCGACGGCCTCATCGGCTGCGGCAGTGGCCGCCCGCCCATCAACTATTCCAGCCACAGCGACAATGTGGGTCTGTGGCGCAAGCGCGGCGCACAGTATGCGGGCGCATCCGGCAGACTGCTCAAATGGCAACTTGCCATGATCCGGCTGAAATACGCCCGCAAGGGCAACAGCGGTACGATTGAGGGCTGCACCGGGTACAATTATCAGTATACTGCGGCTGCCGGAGAATCCGGCGTGAAGCGTGTCCTGCTGACGGCAGCGCAGGCGGCCAACCTGTTTGTCGGGTCGAGCGTCATTATCGGCGATAAGGGTACAGGCACGAGCGCGGATCGCGGCGTTGCCAGCATGTACAAGCTGGCGAAAAACAAACGCATTGCCAGTATCACGGATGTCACCATCGGCGGCACAGCCTACAAGGCGGTCAACATCGAGACGGACACCGCCTTTGACACCGAAGCGGGCGTCACCTACATCTCCACGATGCCCTATTGGAGCGGCTGGAACGATACTGTGCAGGGCTATGATGGCAGCCGATACAGCCCGACAAGTGGCAAGGAACCGGGCCTTATCCAGCGCACGGAGTTCCAAAATGGCTCGTATCTGATCCTCGCGGATGAGTTCATGCAGTGGGGCAAAGATGCTGACGGAAATTATACCCTTGACCTGTATACCTGCCACGACCAGAGCAAGGTCACGACAGGTTCTATCACAGCAGACTACACGAAGCAGGAGGACTTGACGCTGACTTTTGCCGCCAGTGAAAAAGACGGCTGGCGGTATATCGAGGATACCGCTGTAAGCAAGGATAAAGGCGTTCTGTGGCCTGCTAAAGTATCTACTACGGCAGGCAGTGGAACAGGTGTTAAGGCAGGCTTTTATGTGGGGCTTGCAACCTCCGGCGTGCGGGCCTCGTGGCGTTGCTGCCACCTTA